CTGCTCCCGCAGCGCGTCGGTCTTCGGCACCTTCCGCACGTTGAACCCGCTGAGGTCGCGGGTGAGCAGGAGGTGCAGGAGCGCTTCGCGGCCGCCCGCGTTCAGCTGCGCGTTGATCGCAGCGAAGTAGCCGTGGTCCTCCTTGTGCGCGTTGCCGACATCGAGGATCAGGAATCGGCGGTCGTCCATCGCCGTCGGCACGACCCAGTCGTCGTTGGACGCCATCATGAGGTGGACGCAGTTGGCACTCGCCTCTGCATCGACGCCCTTGGCCTCGACCGTCAGGAGTTCCTCCGTGATGAGCGTCTTGAGCACCGACTCGTGCTTCTTGTCGCCCGCGTAGAAAGCCTCGTCGCCGAACAGGAAGACGCAGTCGCGCAGGTGGGCGTTGAACGAGCCCACGAGGTGCTTGGGGTCCGTGACCTGCAGGAAGTGGCGGCCGAACAGCGAGCCGAAGACCTTGGCGACGAATCCCTTGCCCGTACCCATGCCGCCGCGGAGCACGACGGCCGAGTAGCCCGGCGACGCGGGCTCCTGCACCGCCCGCGCCATCCAGCCGAGCACGTAGTCGTAGAGGACTTCGTCGCCCATGCAGACGACGTCGCGCAGGTGGGCGAGGAACAGCGAGCAGTCGCCCGGCCGCGCCTCGCACGTGAAGCCGCGCCAGAGGTTGTACGCGCCGGGTACCTCGATGCCGGGCGCGAAGACGAGTGTGTCGAACTGGCGGCGCTGCTGGTGCTGCAGCCACCACTGCCCGACCGGCTTGCTGACCGGCTGGCCCTTGTCGGTGACGCCGACCTGCACCTGCTCGTGCATGTATCGGTTGCGGAAGTCGTCGAAGGACTGCCGGGTGATCTTGAACCGCTTGAGGACCGGATCCCACACCTCCTCGACGACGCGGGTCTTGCCCGCCCAGTTGGCGATGACGGCGTGCCGCTCGTTCAGACGACGGAGCCACGGATCGACGGCCTCCTCCTTGCCGCGCTCGATCTGCCGGATGGCGTACTTCTCGGTGACGCTCCCCTTGTCGAGCACCGAGGCGCTGATGCCGAAGGCCGGATCGGTGATGACGGCGTACATGGTGTCGTCGTCGAACCCGGCCCGCACCATGGCGCAGCAGGCGAACAGGAGCCACTCCGAGCGCGAGCCGCCGAACTTGTGCGGCTCGTCGGGGTCGATGCCCTGCACGATGACGACGCGGGCCTTCGGCGTGAGCTTGTCCGCGCCGGGAACGGCGTCGATGTCGCCGTTGAACCGGCGGACGTTCCCGCTGACCTTGACCCGCTGGGCGACGCCGGCAGCGCCGACGTCCTTCGCACCGGCGGCCTGCACCTCGGGGGCCTTCGTGAACTGCCCGATGTCGTACACCCGCACGGGGTGCCACTCGACAACCTCCGCGAGCGCCGCGGTGCGGCCCTTGGCCTTCTTCTTGCTGTTGGGCCAGTTGACGGTCCCGGGCAGGCGCATGATTCGGTCGATGTTGTGGCAGTGGTCCGCGCCGAACAGCACCTCCATCTGGAGGTTCCAGCGCTTCGCGTCCTCTGCCGCCGCCTTCGACCCGTCCAGCCTCACGGGCTCGCGGAGCGCCCAGAAGCCCTGGCACCCGCCGCCGGAGAACACCACCAGCGTCGGCGGCGGGACGCCCGCAGGCAGGTTCGTGGTGAGGCGCTCGCGGATGCGCCGCTGCTCGGCGGCGACGTCCTCGCCCTCGCGCGGGTCGAGGTCCACGTGCAGGCAGACCATCGCCTCGATGTCGGTGGCCTCGGTCTTCTTGCTGCGGCCGTCGGCGGCGGCGCGGTCGATGTAGGCCGGGAAAGTCGGGTTGACGGAGAAGTAGATGTTGCGGTGCGCACCCTGGGCTTCCAGCCACTTGCGGAGCTCGCCCTCCTGATCGTCGCGGAAGGCGCGGGTCTCGATGCCCGTCTTGTCAAGGCCGATGGCGGTGAGCAGCCACGGGCCGCCCGGCCGCCAGCGCCGGAGGAAGTCGAGCGAGTCGTCGTAGCGGGGCTGCGGTCCTCCCGCGGTGGTATCGTCGGTCTGCATGGTGGCTCCAAGCTCAGCGGTTGCTCTGCGCCGGGGCCGGGGAGCGGTCGAGGGAGACGCGGTCGGCGATGTGCCGCGTGACGGTGCCGTCGTCGCGCCGGACGTCGGCGACCTTGCCGAAGACCGGGTGATCGACGATGCCGACCAGCGCGCCGCGGATCGCGTCGCGACCGTGCTGGACGACGACCCGGTCGCCCGGGTGAAGGGACTTGGCGGTGCCGCGCGGCATCAGGAAGCCGCCCACGCAGCGGCGCGGCTGTCGCTCGTCTCGCGGCGGTTGGCCTCGATCCAGCGGTCGAGGTCGCAGCGGCGGTAGCGCACGTTGCGGCCGAGCTTGACGAAGGCGGGGCCGCGGCGCTGGGTGCGCCAGAAGTTCAGGGTGGACGTGCTCGCCGACAGGTACGCGGCGGCCTCGTCGTCTGTCATGAGCCTGTCGGCGGGTTCGGGTGCTTGCGGCATCGGGCGGTTCTCCACGGGCTTCTGTGCCCACGAAGAACCATTCCCGTTCTCCACCGCCTGCGTTCGTGTGCAGGGCGAGGTACGCCCAATCACCGCCCAATGCGCGACCGATGCTCGCCCATTCGGTCCGCTACGCGGACCTTCGCCCGAGCAGGTTGCCCTTGATGCGCTCCAGCGCGGGCCAGTACTTGATGAGCTCGTCGGCGTCGAAGATCCACGTGCGGTCGGAGTGCTCCTCGGCCGCGATCACGCCGCTGTCGATGAACCTCTCGACGAATCGCCCGCGCTTCCCGTCCTCCGCAGCTTGCTGGGCGAGCCACCGGGTGGAGATTGGCCGGGTGCGGTTGCACTCGTCCGGGAGCGGGCGGCGACCCGGCGGCCCGAGCAGCGAGCGCAGCATCAGGTTCTGCAACTCCGCGCGGCTGGCTCGGTCGCGGGCTTCCCGCTCGCCCGGCGACATCGCGGCCCGCTTGGCGCGGAAGTGCCCATAGGTGCCACCTTCCGACTTCTTGGTCTTCTTCGCCATCACACGGCCTCCTTCCGCTTCGCCATCTCCTCCATCGCCGCCGCCGTGCGGTCAACCGCCGACCCGACCGCCCGCTGGGCGAGCCGCACGTACCGCTGCGTCGTCGCGATGCTCTTGTGCCCAAGCTGCCCGGCGATGACCTGGATGTTCTCGTTCTCCTCGGCCATGATCGTCGCGAACGTCGCCCGCAGGTCGTGGATGCGGATGGTCCCGCGGTCAATGCCCGCGATCTCCAAGATGCGCCGCCACGCCTTGCGCACGTCCACGAGGTGCGGCGTGTCGCGGCCCGGGAAGACGTACTCGGCCCCCTTCGCCGCGGCCGCCCGGCGGCGCTCAAGCACGCCGACGACGTACTCGGGGAGCTTGGCGACGTGCGGCTGCCCGTTCTTGAAGAACTCGCCGGGGATCGTCCACGCCCGGCCGCCCAGGCTGACGTCCCGCCAGCGCATCGCGAAGACGTTGCCGCGGCGCTGGCCGGTCCACAGCAGGACGCGGATGCAGTCGGCGTGCGTCTCGCTCCCACCCTCCGCGACGTACTGGTCGATGGCCTGCGCGAACTTCGGGAACTCCTCCGCCTTGAGGCGGCGGTCGCGCTGCCGCTCCGGGAACCGCGGGACGTCGCGGCAAGGGTTCGGCGCGCCTCGGCCCCGCTCGAAGCTGAACAGCGCCGACACCAGCGCGACGAGCCGGTTCGCGCCGATGGGCGCTCGCTTGCCGACGATGCGGTGTAGGCGCTTGAGCCAGTCGGCGTCGATCTCGTCGAAGGGCTTGTTGCGGAACCGCCGGAGCCGCCTGTTGTAGAGCCGCTCGTCCTGCTCCCACGTCCGCTTGCGCACCTTCGCCTTCTTCTCCAGCCAGTCCGAGAAGACGTTGCCCAGCGTCCGGGTCTCCACCTTGGGCCGCGGGTCCGCCCCCTCGACCACCTGCCCGTGGATGCGGGCCGCCTCCTTCCGGGCCTGCCGCACTGTGACCTCGCCCAGCCGCCCGATCTTGATCTTGCGGGGCTTGCCCTTCACCCGCCGGTAGTACAGGAAGGTCTTGGCCCCCTTGTCGGTGACGCGGAGCACGAGGCCCGGCTGCCCGTCGTCGTACAGGAAGACCGTCTTGGGCGGCGCGGGCCACCGCTCCAGGCGGTCGTCGGTGAAGCTGAGGTGGTGCTGCGGTGATGCCACGTGGATACGCCCGGGATACGGGAGGGCCGTGCGGCAACGCGCCGGATACGGTCCCGCCGTGTGTTCCGGGAGTAACTCTCGGCCAGAAATGCCTGCAAAACAAGCGGTTCCGTGCGGAACCGTGTTTCGTCGTGCCGATTGTTCCGGAGCCTCTTAATCAGCGGGTCGAAGGTTCGAGTCCTTCGGGGGGCACTTGCAGGATGGT